CATTGATTTGTTTTATATTTTCAGCGCTAGAGTTCTTAAGAGATGAGACTAAAAATTCAACTAGTTTTTTTTTGCGGACTGCTCGAACTGATGCCTAAAGTTGGTGGTGTCATTTGCAAAATTCATAATATGTTCTGCTAATCCATCAATATTATCAAGCAAGTCTAAACATTTTTCTACTGTAAAATCTTCTTTTACGAACTCACCTGTAAACTCACCACTTTTATCAGTAACAGGGAAATAAACGTTTTCCCAGTCTTTTATAACATTTGAAGCGATAAAAGAATTGAAAGCGTTCATTTTTGTAGAAAACTCCTTGATAAACCCATCTTTATCTAAAGCCAAATCTTTGCTTGTCTCTTCTTTATGTTCACTGTTGAAAGTTTTCTCGAGTTGCATGAGGTTGTGAAGGACTTCTAAATTGCCTTTTGATAAACTTACAATTTTAAATTTAACCTTATCGCCTTCGTCGTTCTGAAATTTATCTTCTAATGTAAACCAAGCGCCACTGATAACAAGTTTTTTGTCTACATAAGCTTTTTGCCATAAATTCATTTTTTATATCCTTGTGGTTAATAGGCACAGGGAGAATCCCCGTACCTATATTGTATTACAAAACAGTCTTTAAATCAATCAAGCAATTGCAACCAATCACACCCAATTATTAGGGTTAGAAGCAATATCAGGTAAGTAAGGAAAGTGCTGATACAGCATAGTAGAGTTGTTTTTAGATTCAGAGGCGGAAAACTCAGAATCCAACATAACGCCTTTACTAATTTCAGCCTGCTCAGTTGGCGTTACCGTCAGCTCTGGAATGTCGAAAATGAAACCAGAGTTTGATTTGTAGAAAATAGTATGCAAAGATGCGCTAATTGATTTTTTCGCGTCCTCATACACCTGAACTTCTTTAAAGTACATATTAGCAGAGCCAGAAATCTCAAACAAGCCTTTTGATGTAGCAATACTACCAAGAACGCCAATAGCACCATTCATTTGAGCAGAGTTTTTTAACTCAACAGTCAACTGCTCAGCATATGTTGCGTATGGCGTTAAATAAGAACGATTTATGTCGTTTTTGGTTAAACCCATGAAAATAACATCTGAAGACGTATTTAATGGCTCGCTATTTGATTCAATGTTTTTTGGTCTTAAACCAACCTTAGGCCCAGCGTATCCGTTGTAAGTTGTCTGGCCTTCTCCTAAGAAAGACATTTCAATCTGAACAGTATCTTGCATGGCCATAGATATACTAAGTTCGTCAGCTACAAGGCCAGTCAAGTAATAACCTTGTGGGCCTTGACTGTCTTTACCTAATGCGCGTTCAAACTGATAAGTCTTGTTTTTAATCAAAGAAGGGTCAGATTCGTCAACCAAAACATGGCCAAAGAAAACTGAAATTGATTTGCCAACACCAGACTCAGCAACTGCGTTAGGCCACGTTATTTTATCAAACTGAATATAAGTATCAGTAATAACGCCAATTCGTGCATATCCAACGTTGTTATTGAAACGATTTAATGGGTCGCTACCACCAAGGAAAATCCATTCACCAGGTATCATCTTGAACTGAGTTGCAATGTCTTTTGGAGATAGAGAGACGAATGACAATCTAACCAAAAAACCGCTCATAGTAATGTCTACTTCTGAATCATCAAATGTAAATCCACACACCTCAATTTTTGCATCTGCTGGTGGCGTTTCAGCTTCTAATGTCTCAGTAACAGTCACCGACAAAGAGCCGTTACCACCAGATTCTACTTTTTTAATTCCATTGTTTTTTGCGTTAGAAAATCCAGAAGCCAGAAACATAGCGCCAGGCTGAAAACCATTAATAAGGTTATCAAATGTGTATTTCTGACCGCTAACATCTGTCGCCTTAATCTGCGCAACATTAAGCGACTTAGTCGTGCTTTTTTCTCTAAAATCAGCTCGCATGAACCCCTGTAAAAGACGGTGCATGATTTCATTGCTTTTAAACTGAGCAGTAAATCCAGCCTTTGCTTCTCCGCCAACAACTAGAGATTTTTGTTTTTTGTTACTTGGGTTAATAGTTTGGACATCTACTGTCTTTAGCTCAAAACCCATGTCACTGAAGCTCATAACGCTAACCGGATACCAATTAACCAATTCCGCTGGCTCAGGCAGAGACGAAGGACAGCTCTCTTCAGCAAAGCTAAGAGACGTGTCATTCGTGTTAATGATATTATTTGGGCATGCTGACATAACGCACCTACTTTCTATTTAAGTAAAGTTGTAATAAGAAAAATCCACTTCAATAACAAAATGATAAAAAGCACCATTAAGACCCTTGTTTTTCATGCTTTGGTTCTTAAAGCACACACAATTAGACAGTGCTTTTCTATACTTGGCAATAATGTCGTCACAAATCGACAACCCTATTGTATATCCATTTGAATCAACGCCTTTCATGCTGGGTGAGTAAATGTCCAAAGATAATCTACCAATGCCATCGTATCCTTTCTCTCCAAAATGATTTGATATTGTTATCTGCTTCGCGCCAAGAAAATTAACACTAACAACAGCCCAAGGGATACTTTCGGTCGGAAATTCAATGTCTGTCGTTGTATCATAATAGACCATTGGATTCCCTTCGTTATCAACCCAAGTCTCAAAAAACGGCTTGGTAGTATCCTTATAAATATGTTCAAATGTCATCGTTTTGCTCCAAAGTAGTACATAATGATGTCATCTGCAGGCTTTAACAATTCAACAGCAGTGATTTGATAACGAACGCCACCATTAGTTTCAATGACTTTAAAATCCATTAGTGGCTCATCTATAGCTTCAACCATAAAAACAAACTCAGACCTAATAACCATCTCGTCATGTATGCCATAATTTCCAAACTTTTCACCACGAGATGGTAGCTCAACACCATAAGCTTTTACTTCATAAGATGGCTGTATTACAATTGGCTTTGAAGTTTTCCAATCAATACTAGAAGCATCAACGCTTGTTTCTGATTTGAATCTCAAAAAAGTCAATTCATGGCCATACTTACGTATTAAGCTTTGTGCGGTCTTGATTTGTCTTGAGTAGTTAGCCATTTTATCTTATGCACCGATTTTGATTGCTTGCTGGTATCAACAAACTAGACATTAAGCTATCAGCCACAGGGTAAGAAATGTACTTGCCATTTGCGTAGCTACCAGCTCCACCTTGCTCGTAGCGAATCTCAATTGGCCCAATCTTCTCCCTAGACGCAATAACAAGATTTCCACTATCATCATACTCTGGCTGTGGCATCAAATCCTTAGAATAAGCATTTAGAGCGTACTCACAGCAAGCTTTTTGAAGCAACAAAGGAATCTCGTCAGTATCATAAATAACACCATCTCTGCCATAAGTGATAGCGTCTTTACGTGGCCAACTTAATGACTGCTCTTGGCGTGATTTTAGCTTGTAACCAATAAACCTAGTAGAGTACTTAAGCTCAATATAGTCAGTTGCTTTGATTAAACAAATCTCTTTGTCAATCAACTCAACTGGCCAGTCTTGGGATAATCCTCGCTCCAGAAAATATTGGTCTGCAAACTCAACAGTAACGTAGGAGTTAGCATTTGGTAGGCATGAGCCATCTTCAACTATCACTTTGAGTCACCTCGTTATCGTCAATCAAAGATTTCTTTGATTTTCGAGTCGCCTTTGATTCAACAACTTCCTCTTCAACATGTGTAAGCTTTAAAGCAAGAGCAGCTCTATCCTTAGGTGTCATTGCTTGAATATCTTTATCAGAATAACCATTATCTCTTAGTGTCTTCTTTTTGTTGTATTCAGCAACGGCCTCAGCATCACGCGCAGCTTTCATTAAAGAAATTGCCTTACTGTCCGCAAGAGCTTTGTTTTTTGGATTGTCAGTCAAGGTAAAAATAGCACGATTGACGGTATCTAACTTAGATTGCTCTATGTTTAATTTAATATCAATGGCGTACTTCTCTTTCGATATAGCAGAAACCTTTTCTACTAACTCAGCTGATATGACCTTTAGCTCATCAATACTCATTGAGCTGTAGTCCACTTTCTCTTTAGATAACATAAAATATCCTTTCTATTTACACTAGCGCCAACGTATAATTTGGCGCTAGTGTTTTATTTTAAAAGTTAAAGAGGATTAGGAGTTGGAGCGTGTTCCAGTGTGATAATGCGCATATAAGGAATCTTACGTGGGTCTTCTAAGCTACGTGCAAAGCTTGTAGAGCTTCGAATTGCCGATGCGCCTGGATTATCATTCTCTGCGTTAACGTAACTGTGGCCAATTGGGTGAACGCACAATACACGTCTAGCAATTAATTGTTGCAATACAGAGCCATTACCAGCAGAAGGGTCACGAACAATCTCAAAAGTCGGTTCAACTCCATAAGGTGCTTGTTCAAAACCAACTGAGTTATTACCGAACAACCAAGTTTCGTAAATACCAGTCAATGGGTCAGCAGGAAGATTGTTGTCAACTACAATTTTCAATCCATTGTAATACTCAAAACCAGCTAGATAAGGGTTTCCAGCATCTGGAATCGTGATTAACGCTTGTTTTCGGCGTAATTTGTGATACACGTTCGAGTGCATAACAATGGTGTCCAACGCAGAAAGATTATCCAATTTCATAGACTCTGCTTCAATAATTACTGAGGCAGATAGGTCAGTTGTGTCAGCATCAAATGCTCCGCCAGCACGTTTAGAAACATCAAGCGTTAAGTCGCCCTTTTCGTAATCTGCGTAGTTTGCCTGACCAGCATAGTTACCAGCAGAGTTACTGGCAAATACACCAACCATGAAGTCAACAAAGTTTTTTTGAGATTCTCTAGCCCAATAATCAGGAACTCGAGAAGTAACATAATCCATAATATCTAAGTTTGTTTTGAAAGAGGTAAACGCCATGTTTGAGAATGCAGTGTTAAGTTGCAATTTAATGACATTCTCTTTACCACGTTTTACGCCAGTTGACTTGATTCGGTCATCTGGGTTTTCAGTACCACGTTGCTCTCGAACATCTTCAAGGTCGTGCATAAAGCGACTTGTA